TTAGAGATTATAATTAATTGAAAATCCAATATATACATCAAATTTTTTATTAAATGCTCCATATCCCACACCAACAGCAGGATTAATACTCCACTTCTTTGTCTTGTAGGTTATTTTATTGATGTATTGAATTTGATTTTTATTAAAAATAAAAATGGAATCTAAATTAGCTCTATAACCACTAATGACGGCTCTATAAGTGGTATCTTCATAAACTTTAGTTTCAATTGGTATATCAACCAATACGGGAATAGAATCAATACTATATAAGGTATCTCTTACTATTCTATCTACGTATTGAATAACAGGTTTAGGCTCTATTATCCTGATTGTATCTGTTTTTATAATGGTGATAGTATCTGTTATCCGTATGACTTCTTCTTTTCTATTATTAGAGCAACAACGAATACAGGTAACAACAATGATAATTATAATTAGTAGGTTAGCTTCAATTTTCATAACTCTTTTTCTTATTATGATTTTATAATAAGAAAGGCTATGAGTTGCTAAGTCAATTTGGTAAGTACTTTCTTTTCTGTCTTCAATTCGTTAGGGATTTCAATACCATATCTTTCGAGTTGTTGACAAATATATTCAATCTTCCACTCCTTATCAATTAATAGTGAAGGGCTATGGATATACTTGTAAGCCGCATTATTAGCCCTATTCTGTAAGATGTATTCTTTGTCAATTACATAATTGGCGACCTTAATAAGTAACTCCTGATTATCTTTTAGAACGTCACGGAGCATATAATATAACACTCCAATTCGTTTTATATCATATCCCTTGTATTTGATAATTTCATTTTCTATATCTATATCTTCTTCAATGACATTAATTTTAGGCTTGCTTGAATTAATGAAATACTTGTAATACAGATTTTCATCATAATGTTCTGATTGAGATATATTTACTTTCAATCCTCTTCTAATCATTTCATCATATATGATGTAGGAATCCTCAACGTTTACCCCTTCAAAAATACCTGTCTCTATTTCAATCACTAGATTAAAGAATAAGTCTTCAAGTGATTGAATCGGATAGCAACGGTTGATGTATTCAATGACCTCTATATTTTCAAAATAAGAAGAAAGTAGTTCCATTAATACAGAGCGTGATAACTCAAATGAGTTAATTATCTCGTTTACCTTGTAACCATATATGTTGCAAAATGGTATCGTAACTAAAGCACCATCGAAAGATTGTAACGTTCCAATAATCTTATTAAGTAATTCAATCCATTGTTTGGTCTTGACGGTACGAAGTAATTTGGTTTCTTGCTTTAAACAGAGTATGACGGTTAAGTTATATATGTACTTATCACGAAGTTCACTGTTATGTGTTGAGTGTTGGATTATGCCGTATACTAAACTATATTCGTCACCTTCTAGTAAATCCTTAATAAAATCTGTATCAGTTATATATTTCATAATATCAGTATTTGATTGACAAAAATACACAATTGTTTTTGATTAATCCAATAAGTCTTGGATTATCCTATTGGATTATGTTTGGATAGTCCAAAAGGTAAAACTCTCAATTTTCCTGTTTCTAAACTCTATCTTTGCAAGGTGAAAACGAAAATAAATTGAGTATAAACATTTATAAATAAAAAAGTTATGAAGAAATTTTTATCAGAAAAATTAAACAATGCAAAGTATGAAGCAATCCAAAATGCTAAAACAACTTTCAAATATCTGAAAGAAGTAAGAAACAACAAGCTCATTCAAGCTATTAAAGAAGGTAAGTCTAATGAGCAGCTAAAGAGAATAAGTATTGATGCGATAGTTGATGAGATTAAATTTGTTATTATGTCAAAAGGCTATTCAGGCAAACTTGAAAATTTCGATGTCGATTTATTCATCTTCAGGAACTTCAAGAAAAGTCTCTTTAGTGTTACCTCAACGGATTTAAAAGCGATAAGAGCAGCCGTGAAATCATTTAATAATGTACAACGAATAAGACTTGATGAATTTAATTTCATTAGTGTTGAGTATATTGAATCACCAGTAGTACCTGTTGCTGAAGAACCAGTGAAAGACGAAGCCATTCAAGTTGAAGTCGAACAAGTTCCCATTGAAACACTACCTGTACTTTACAATAAAGTAGTAAATGATGATATAGAAGAAGTAGAATATGAAGAAGTTCCCAATACAGACCGTAAACCTTCCGATTTTATTAGGCAGCAGCAAAGATTCGTTCCTAACTTCAATTGGGGTAGGCTTTTTTAGGGGGTACTATTTTTCAGGGGGGATAGTTTTTTAATAGGGGGTATGTTTTTTGAGGTGATAATTAATTTGATATGTAGATTTTAATTTTGTTATATGAGCGCTCATACTTAATTACTAGTAGTCTGATGAAGATAACTAGTGTATTTAATTTCTCTTTTATTCATCAATATATATCATTAGATAATTGATAATAAGTAGGATAACAACTAAAACATATATGCTTGAAAGAATACCTCAATACCATTATCAAGCATCAACCACACGGCACACTACATACCACAATCTAATCAAAACTAAATTTAATAGATAAATAAAAATAGATATTCAATTACATTTCTATTTATTTGATATAATAGAATAAATCCTATTTGAGAACAGCTATACCTATATATAACAACGTATATCAATACCATAATAACAATGAAGCCTGAATATCATAACAACTATATTAAATACCATCAATTGAATAAAGAACTAGTATTCCAAGCTATCAAAATACCTATATATCCAATCACCATATCATAATCAATCCGACATTCAGTTGAATTGATAAACATCTATGTACCAATATCGTAGATAACATATTTCTATATCTACTAACCAATGTTTAACCACCAATCACCCAAATTTAAATTCCATCTGAACTGAAATAAAAACCAAATCAACAACAAAATTAAATTCAAAATAAATTTTTTGCAAAACAAAATAAAAATAGAATCAAGAAAAAATCAAAATAAAAATTGAAATCCCAAATCCAAGTTAAGGAGAAAATTAAAAAATATTTTTTTTCAAATCGATTAATTTTACCGATTAAATTGAGTTAAAAACCGTTAATGATAAAAATTCGATGAAAAGGCACATTTTTAAAACTACTCAAAATAAAATCAATCAAAAATAGATTCAAGTATTAAAATTCAGAATAGAAATTAATAAAAAAGCGTTTTAACACGTTTAACATCTAACTTTGTCAGCGACAACAGGCGAAAAGGCACTGTTTGAAGTATGTAAAAATATTTTTAATTTAATTTTATAAGCGTATGGAAAAGGATTTTTTAATAATGCAAGTAGACGAGCGTATAAGATTGACAAAAGCCCTTGTACGAGATTTAAACAAAGCTATCGAAGTGATTAATACCTTCAATAATAAGGTATATAATAAGCGATTAGTATCTGCTATCCAGTCGGTTATTAATAATGATATATATCAAGATTCATATTATAAAAATCGATTGGTTTTAACTCAAAAGAAGGGGAACGAACTAATATACAAAGAACGTTCCTTTTATTTAAAAAGGCGAGATGTATATTTATTTATCGCTCTTACTGATAACAGGATTAATTCAGAGAAAACAGTTCTCAATATTAATAATGTGATTAATCAGGAACTCAAAACGGTTGAGGATTTAAAACAGTCTATCCTATTATTTGATAAGGAAAGACAGGAAAGGGACTATATTAAACAGCTAGCAGAAGCCTATGAAAAGAAGTATCCGAAATTCATAAAAGGTGCATTTTCATTTACAAATTATAAATACGAAATATAAATCAATTAATATTTAAAACTATGGCTTATTATAAATCAGATTGGGCGGAACGGGCTATGGAATTGTTAAACAAACAGTTTCCAAATGTCGCTTTAGACATTAAACAGGATTTTCTTTGGGGTTATTGGGAGAACCTAGAAAGTGACGAAACAAATTTACAAAACTTCAAAGAAATACTATCCAACTATTAATTATTAACTGAATATCAATTTATTAATCAATTTAATTTTACAGTTATGAAAACATTAGATTTATTTGCAGCGAACAACGAAGTACAAGTAATTAACAACGAAATTACAGTTGAAAACATTCTTCTTTCTGAAGCCGATGAAAATCAGCTATTAAATGCAATATCAGATAATAATGTATATTTTGAGCCTTTTACAGAAACGGAAAAAACAAAGGGTATTTCATTGCAACAACTTGCCGAAAGTGCTGACATAGTAGACATCAAAGGAACGTTATCTAATGAGATAAACGCCTATCAATTAATCAATCAAGTGACGAGTATTTGCAATGAATATAATTTGATGTATGAGATAAAAGATTTGTTTGTAGCGGATAACAAAAACAAGGCTTTAGGGAACGGTATTTCAATAAATAAACAGTTGTGCGAAGCCTATCAAACAGAGAATCAAACTACTAATATACCTTTTAAAGCCGTTACTTTCAACCGTGTATTTGCCAACATAAACCTAAACGATATGAGTAATAGTACACACATTGCTAATATCGTAGTAGCAAGTAATCAGAAAGGTTTACAGGTGGCGATTGGTGCGAACTGTTACGCTTGCCGTAATCAAACAATATTAGGTGCAAAAAATATGGCAAGCACATACGGAACAAGTGACAAAATAAAGAATATAAGCGACTTTATCACCCGTGTACGTGAAATGATTAGAGATTACTCTTTTGATAGAGACGTAAATATATTAAACAAGATGAAGCAAATAAGAATCGATACGGCTACTATCTACCAAATGATTGGCGAACTTACTGCAATACGGTGTGCATACGATTCTAAAATAAAGACTATCAAAGGATTGATTAATAGCGATGTTTACCCGTTGAATCAATCACAAATTTGTAAGTTCACGGAAAGTTTACTATTGACATTCAAAAATAAGGGTACATTATCCTTGTACGATGTTTATCAGTCGGCAACGGCTTTATATAAAGTTGCAAGTATGGACTTGCCAAACGTTCTACCACAAAACAATGCTTTCGCATCATATCTAAACGAACGCTATAATTTAGATATGTAAGTACTACCTATATATCCTTTGTTTGGGCTAGCTATTAATTTAGCTAGCCTTTTTTTTGTTCCTATATATCTAGTAACTAAATACTTGGTACTGTTTTTCTCATTATATATCGCTATTTGTTAAGAGCTATTTTAAAGCCGTATAAGCCACTCTAATACATTATAGATATATCCCCACACATCAATAAAGAAAATCAAATACAAACCAAATAAACAACCAAATAGAATGAATAAAAAGTAACTTAACAGGTTGATAATCAGATGTATAAAATATCTGATAGTTAATTTTTTTAAATGTTAATTCATAGGTGGGGTAATGTTTTTTAACAAGTGCCACCCCCTGCCAAACCCACCCTTATCCCCTCCGCACACAAATGCCATTTTTTGAGCTTTTTGCCCTTCACGGACATACGGAATTGAAAAAGGAACGTACATACACGTGTGTACATTATCAATTTTCCAAATAAAGACATAAATGAAAAAGATAATAATGAAAACAATACATAAAAATAACGACCTAGTTTTCGAGCTTGAACTCTATGATACCAATAACCAACCAATTAATACCGATGATTTGAAAGGTGTTGATATTGAGGTGTTTACGCTAACTACAACTGAAGAAAACTATATTAAACTAAATAAACAAGACATAACAGATAACACTATACATATAGATAACTCCCAACTTCAAAAACTTAATGAAGGAATATTGTATGTCGTTGTACATCTTGTATTCTATGATAGTGAGTTCCCTGATGGCTCATACGACTACACTACAAAAATAGAAACAAACTACTACATAAATGAATAAGATAAAATTAAAAGATAAAGACATTAAGATAAAAATTCGGTTATCCAATGTTCAGGTTAATAGTGAATTTGATGTAATGGGGTACGATGGTAGTGAACAGCCATTATTCAGTTATCTTGAATATTCAAAGGATATTGTTAGGAACTGGGATGCAGAGCAAGCACTAATGAATCGATTCAGGGGTGATAAGAACCTAGTATTTTGCCCGTTAGTTGATACTAGTAAGGCTAATAATATGCAGTCTATGTTTAGTGGTTGTGCTAACCTGATGCAAGTTCCCCTGTTAGACACTAGTAACGTAGTACATTTTGACGATATGTTTTATAACTGCTATAATTTAGTTAGTGTTCCTCAATTCAACACAAGTAACCTGTATAGCGCAGGTTTAATGCTAGCAGGGTGCGATAAACTAGTGAGAGTACCACTTTTGAATTTTTCTAAAGCAGAACAGATACGAAATATATTACTAGGTTGTAGCGAGTTAGTAGAACTTGGCGGATTCTCAAATCTATCAGTCAGTTTAGACTTGTCCTCTTCAAGAAAGCTAACGGCAGAAAGTATATTGAATGTCATTAATCAAGCAAAAGATTTATCAAATGAAGGTGGTGCAACACTTACACTGGGAACTACCAATGCAGCCAAATTAACCGAAGAACAAATAGCCATAGCCACCATTAAAGGCTGGACTATCGCTTAAATAACGAATAAAAATAAAAACTAATGAAAGAATTAATATTAAATCAAATTGATAATAAATTTGAATCTGTAATCAATTTAAAATCAGAAAAGGTTATGATTCAAATTGAAGGAACAACTTCATTAACCTTGTATGCAAGCGTGGATGGCACGACTTGGATAGAGCATACTTCAGGAATTGCCATCACCGACACAGACATCATCAATATTGTAAACGCTAAATTTATGATGTATCTAAAAATTGAATCTACCAATAATGTACCTATAAAAATATTAGACTGATGATTTACATAGATTTCAAAAATATAGATGTTATGGGAGTTGTCGATAGTGGTGGTACTGGTGGCGGAACTGACCTTTCTAATTACTATACTAAGAATGAGACAGATGCCAAGTTAGCTGCTAAAGCTAATAAGAATGAGATTCCTGATGTTAATACACTAGCTTCCAAAACCGAATTAAATGCTAAGGTAGATAAGGTATCAGGAAAGGGACTATCTACCAATGACTACACCACTGCCGAAAAAACAAAACTAGCAGGATTGACTAATTACGATGATACAGAATTGAGAACCGAAATAACCAACCTTGATAATAAGATAGGTGACATCAATACAGCGTTGGATAATATAAATGGAGAGATTATCTGATGGGAACTACTACTGATAAATTAAATAAGCTATTAGAAACAAAAGAAGCTATCAAGACGGCAATTAAAGCAAAGAATGTAAGTGTATCGGATTCTGACCCTTTTTCTGTTTATGCTGATAAGATTGAATCCATTTCAACAGGTGGTGGAACTGGTAGTACTGGTGGCTTTGATTGGAGTGAAATAGGTTATGATGAACAACCTCAATCCTTAACTGATGGTTACAACTATGCTAAACAGATTTATAACAGTTGGAATATGAATGACACAATATATTATAATAGTGATGCAAATTTGGTGTATTTTCCTTTGGTTGATACTGCGTTAGTTACTAATCTTGATAATTCATTTGCTAATTGTTCTGCTTTACAAGAATTACCCTTGATTAATACGACTAATGTAAATTCAATGAATGGTGCGTTTACTAATTGTTCATCTTTAAAACATATTCCATTATTAGACACTAGCAACGTAACAAATTTTAGTCAAACGTTCGCTTATTGTAAAAATTTGCAGGAAATACCTGAACTAAATACAAGTAATGCAACACAGATGTATATGATGTTTAGTGATTGTTCGTCTTTGACAACGATACCACTCATAGATACCTCAAAAGTTGAGAATATGAACTCAATGTTTAGTAACTGTTACGCATTAGAAACAATTCCTGAATTAGATACTTCAAGTGCGGTTGCCGTAGAATCGATGTTCAGTATGTGTTCAAAAATAAACAATCTTCCGCTTTTAGATTTTACTAATGTGTCGAACGCTACTAACTTTTTGGGCTATGACTGGGACACCAATATGGCTATCACAAATTTAGTGGGCTTTCATAATTTGAACATTAGTTTTAATGTAAGTAATTGTGTAAATTTGACAACAGAAAGTCTGATGAACATAATTAATGAAGCACTTGATTTAACGACTGGTGGTTGGAATTGTACACTTACACTTGGAGCTACCAACATTGAAAAACTAACAGAAGAACAAATAGCCATAGCCACATCAAAGGGCTGGACTTTAGCTTAAAATAAAAATGAATAAAAACAAATACAAATGAAACAATCAACATATACAGTTCAAATCATACAACCAACCGAAGGTCACATTCTGACCCAAGCGTCAACTGATATTGAGTTATCAGACAGAATTTTCTCTGAAAAAATATTTTTAGGAATTAATGATTCTATTGATAATTGGAAAGAAATAACAATTGAAGAATCAGAAGATTTAAAAACAAAACAAAGAGAATTAATTGAAAAAGAAATAAGAAAATAAAATTGATTTATATTTAAAAAGAAGGGGATTGGAATTGATTTTCAATCCCTTTTTTTATTGCTATTTCCTCACTTTTTGAATTTAATTGATATTTATATATAAAAGAGAAATTATGTGTAATACAAACAATGTTCTGTTTAGGGTAGACGATACCTTATATTCTAAACTCACTAAGATAAAGACTAATTATAAGTTCAGGTCTAATGCAGAACTGGCTAAAACTATTGTCAATGTCTTCTGCAATATCTATTCTCAAAAAAAGAGAAAGGAAGAATCAATAGCGGATATATTCAAGGAATTAGAGGATGGCGAAATGATGTTTGAATATGAGAAGCCCAAACGTAGTCCTTCCAAGAGGACACAAATCACTCTAAATGAGTACTTAAATAACGGAGAAATACTATTAAAAGATGATATTGAATAACAAGTTTGTAAACGAGAACTACATCTTTGAAGAGAAATATATACCGTATTCTTCAAATCTGAAAAACAAAAAATATATCGATAACTGGCTATCACGGAACTATAAAGCTCTGTTCTCTAAATTCAGTCGGAATGACGATAAGATAACGAAAAAAGGCTATTCCAAGAGAGATGTTTTACACGAGACAATAATAAGGATATACATCAATAAGGTTAAATACAAGAATCAGGAAGACTGTGATAATCAACTAAATAATTTCTTTCATATAAAAGTAAAATGAAATATCTGTTCCAATATTGGATAACCAAACATATTCAGATTGGTATTACTAAGAATTTTATCAAGTGTATCAATCTCATTAATAATAAGCACTTTATACTATTTAATGTGTTTTACCTAGACATCTTCATAGAAAAATGAGTAAAAATAAAGACTACATTAAATTAATCAATTGCCATAGATGGCGAAAATTGAGAAATGAGCAGTTGAAAAGGAATCCATTATGTAACGTTTGTGGTGACATTGCTACTGAAGTTCATCATTTGAGACCTATCGAAAGCGAAAAAGAATTTGATAGAATGGAAACTTTAGCTTATGACCCGAATAACCTTCAATCGCTTTGCCATAAGTGCCATTCCGCCACTCATATAGCAATGAAAAAACACAAAAAGCAAACAAATCAAATAATAAACAGAAATAAATTGAATGATTTCTTCAATAGATATTTCAATTAAAAACATAAACTAAAAAAGGAATTAAAAATGAATTTACTAAACATATTAAAAATCGATAAAAATATAAAGAAGTTAATCAATTATCTGACAGAACTACTGACAGAAAAAGGACTTTATGATTCTTCATTGGATATACAGATATTCAATGTTGCTTGTCTACTATTCCAATATAATAAGTTGGTGAATACTTTCGTGAATAGCGAAACAATTGTTGCCAATGCCGTAAGGGGACAGCAAGAACGTTCATATAAGAAGAATCCAATCCTCAATGAATTAGTCAATTGCTCTGAATCTCTACGCAAGAACTTAAAGGAACTAGGATTGAGTTTAGATGCCAAAGTAACAGCCGTACAAGATACAGACCCGTTGAGCAATCTAATATCAGCTATGAATAATATTGATAATGAATAACCTTAAATGACTAAAGATGAAGTAATTGAAAGAATAAAAGATTATGAAATATCAACCGAGCAGCTAATTAAAATCGATTCACGATTGCATATCTATGTTGATGAAGTCTTGAATAATCCCAACCGCCATAATAAGTATGAGATATTAGCCGTATTCAGATTTCTTGATTTTCTTCAAAGAGAAGATTTAATCTTCAATACTAAAGAGGTGAAGAAGTTCATTGTGTTTTACGAAAATCTTAAGTTCCCAAGCAATAAGGGGATGCAGAGCTTTGAGTTGACGCCAGTTCAAGTATTTCAGTTTGCTAATATTTTGGGATTTTATAAAAAAGAATCAGGATATAGGCTATGTCGTGAAGCATTACTTTTTGTGCCTAGAAAGTTTAGCAAAACTACTTCTGTTGCTAGTCTAGCCATCTATGATACATTATTTGGGGATTCTGATGCACAGGCTTATGTTGCTTCAAATTCATTTGCCCAATCTAAAATCTGTTTTGACATTATTAGGAATAGCTTGAAGGCACTTGACCCCAAGTTGTCACATTTCAGACTGAACAGAGAAATAATCTATAATTTAATGCCGAATCGAACTTCTTTTGTTAGATGTTTGTCAACTTCTGCTGATAGGCTAGACGGTTTGAACGCTAGTATGGTGATACTTGATGAATACGCTCAAAGTGATACCGCTGATTTGAAGAATGTGCTCACGTCTTCAATGGGTGTTCGCAAAAATCCCCTTACAGTTACAATTACAACAGCTAGCTCAAAACTTGAAACGCCATTCACCACAATGCTTGACAATTATAAAAAGGTACTAGAAAATGAAATAATCAATGATTCAATTTTCGCTTCAATATTTGAACCTGACGAAGAAGATGATTTATCTAGTGTTGATACTTGGTATAAAGTTCAACCACATCTCAATATCACAGTTAATGAAGAGTTCTATCGGACAGAGCATCAAAAGGCGGTAATGTCGGCAGATGATATGATGGAGTTCAAAACCAAATTATTGAATGTCTTCACCAAGAACGCCACAGAAATTTGGATAGATAAAAATATTATTGAACGAAATACAGAACACTTCGATTTTTCAATGTTAAAAGCTCGTCCTCAATGTATGATATCGGTTGACCTATCAGTCAAAGACGATTTTAGTTGTGTTTGTTACGCTCTTTATGATTCAATCAATAAGAGATTTGTGTTTAAAAATCAATATTACATCCCCAAACAGACGGCAGAGAATCATCCCAATCGGGCAATGTACAAGGAACTGATAGACAAGGGATATTTAATAATTTGTGGTAGTGAAGTTATTGATTATAAGCAAATTGCTAGTGATATTATTGCTAATTCCAAATTTGTTAATATTCTTCAGATTGGATATGACGCATACAGAAGCAAAGAGTTCATTAATATTATAAAGACTTCAGGAATCAGGTGTGCCGTTCCTTATTCACAGACATACAGCAATTTTACTTCACCCGTTGAATCATTTGAATTAGCAGTTTATGAAGGTAGATTGAAATTCGATGATAATCCATTGAACGCCTATTGTATATCTAATGTAATGATTGATGAAGATAAGATGCAGAACAAAAAGCCTATCAAACGGAATAGAAATGATAAAATTGATGGTGCTATTTGTATTCTTATGTGTTTGGGAATGTTCCAAAATTATAAAAGGTGATTTTCAATTTAATCAATAAAAACATATCTATTAAAAATAGAAATGGATTTAAAATTAAAAAGAATATTTCGTGGTGATAAATATACGATAGGGCACTTGTACATTGATGGTAATTACTACTGCGATGTGCTCGAAGATACTGATAGAGGTCTGACCGATGATATGTCAGAGGAAGAGATAAAGAGAATAAAGATATACGGCAAAACTGCTGTTCCCAAAGGTCGATATAAGATTGAAGTCACATATAGTCCCAAGTTTAAACGCTATTTACCTATTTTATTGAATGTGAAAGGCTTCACTGGTATCAGAATACATAGCGGAAATAGTGCCGAAGACACTTTAGGTTGCCTTTTGGTAGGCTTCAACAAAGAAAAAGGAAAGGTTTTAAATAGCCGTGTCACTAGTGATAAGCTGACAGCATTGCTACGTAATTGTGAAGAAGAAATTCATATCACTATCGAATAAAAATAAAAACACAAACAAAATAAAAATGAAATTCAATTTTAGAAATATATTTAAAAATAAGGAAAACAAACGAAGTGGAGAAGTCAATGTCAGATACGTGGGAGCTAAACAGAACAAGTATTCCCCAATCTATGATGAAGAAAAAGCCTTAACCAATAGCGTTATATATAGAGGTGTTTCCATCCTGACGGATTCAGTTGCTTCGATTCCTCTTTCAATCTATCGAAAGGATAAAAAGGGCTTTTGGAAAATTGATGAAAAGAATACATTATATAATGTCCTAACGAGAAATGCCAATGAAAGACAAACAGTATATGAGTTACTTGAAGGAATTGTCTTCCAAATGGTGATGTACGGCAATAGCTACATATTGATAAAGAGAAATGCAAGTTCTGACGTAAAAGAATTAGTATTGTTATATCCTCACACTGTTTATCACGATGTTATTTCAAACACATACAACATTACAGATACCTACAATGGTGTTTCAGGCTTATTTAATTCTAATCAAATTATCCATCTACGACACAAATCTTTAGAAAATATTGTCGGAAAGTCAGTTGTAGATTATTGTGGTAAAACTTTAGGTTTAGCGAGTGCTTGCGATTCAGAATCATTATCTACATTATCTAATGGTAACAAGATGAAGGGTATTATATCTTCAGAATCTAGTGTAATTGGATTTGGCGATGCACAGGATAATCAATTGATTGATATTCAAACAAATATCCAAAACGAGATTGATTCAGGAAAGGATATAATGACTTTGCCTTCAGGCGTTAAATTCCAATCTATGAGCTTGTCAGCAAAAGATAGTTTATTGCTTGATAACAAGCAATATAGCTTATCTGATTTAGCCCGTTTTATGGGTGTATCATTATCCAAGTTGGGTATTTCTTTAGGGTCGAATTACCAAGCAGCCCAGCAAGACCAATTGAATTTTTATATCGATACCTTAAATCCGATTTTGAAAAAAATCGAAAACGCTTTTAATTCAAAATTAATTGCTGATTCAGTTTCAAATCGCTACAAAATAGAGTTTGATAGAACATCATTAGCCTATTTCAATGACATTATGAAGAATTATAAATCAATGCTTGAACTTGGAATCCTTAGTGTTAACGATGTACGTAGAAACTTCAATAAGGATGAAGTTGATGGTGGCGATGAAATCTTGGTAAGTACCAATCTTCAATCCATCCAAAATTACAAAGTAACAATAGATAATATCGATAATCCAATTGAAAATGAATCAACTGAAAATCAAGATGTTACATCTTGATTGATACTAAAAATAACAAAACAAACATACAGGTAAACGATTTATAAAACTATGGAAATCAGAAGCATAGAAACTACATTTGAACAAAATGACAATATAATTGAAGGTTATGCTATTCGTTTTAACTGTACTTCCAACGTCTTATACGATAAAGAGAAAAGAAGATTCTTCAGAGAAATAATTGATAGAGAAGCCATCAATCAAGAACTGATAGATAATAGTGATATTAAGTTCTTATTCAACCACGATAAAGAAAGATTATTAGCAAGAAGAAACAGGGGAACTGGAAGCCTGAACGTTGAACTTCGTGAAGATGGTGTGTATTTCAGTTTTGAGATTCCAAATACCACTGTTGGTGGTGACTTGAAAGAAATGATAAAAAGAGGTGAGGTGACTACTTGTTCTTTTGCGTTCGTGGACGGGGATTCAATAGAGTGGGACTTTAGTAATAGAGAAGTACCAACACGAACCGTAAAATCAATTAGAGGACTTTTCGATTTAAGTGCCGTATTTGATGCAGCATATTCTCAAACAGAAATCTCTTGTCGTTCATTGAACGAAATGATAGAAGCACAAACACAGACAGACGAAACTTGGAAACAAGAATTAAATAATTACAGACAAAGACTTAACGAATGAATCAAGAGTTGATTGATAAGATAGCGTTGCTCAAAGAAGAACTTAGAGAATTGATAGACAACGCTGAAACAGAAAAAAGAAGTCTTTCAGATGATGAAAAAATTCTCTTTGAAAATAAAGAGAAACAAATAAAAGACTTGCAGACACAAATCGAAGACACCAATAAAAGAAGTGTCGATAATAATGTAGAAAAAAACACAGACAAAAATAATATGAAGAAAACTTTTAAAGAAAATATTGCTTTAGCTATGCAAGCTATCGCTAACAACAGAAGCATTGAAGATTTAGAAAATGTAGCAGGTAACGTTATTTCATTGAGAGCAGGCGAAACAGGTAACACTACTTCAACAGAAGTTGATGCAGTTAGAGGTGAATACGCTACTGAATTGTTAGAACCACTCCAAGACGCATTAATCGTTGATAAGTTGGGAATCAAAGTCATCACTACTGGTAAGGCTGTTGTAATGCCATCCGTATCTTCAGTTGAAGCTTCAATTGAAGGTGAAGTAACTGAATTGGTAGGACAAAAACTTGAATTTGCGAAAACTAAAGTAACTCCTTTCCGTGTTGGTTTATCGCTTCCTTTCTCAAATACAGCTATCAAAGAAGCTGATATTAATTTAGTTAACTATGCTATCAACTTAGCAGGAAAGAGCGAAGCCCAATTAATCAACAAAGTAATGTTCGCCAAAGAAGCTGTTAACGGTCAAAAAGGTGCATTTGTTGACGCTTATGCTGCTGAAACTGGTAACACTGCTATTAGCTACAAAAACATTGTAAAATTAGCAGCAAAAGTTAAGAAAGCTAACGTAATCTTCGATAACACAGCAGCTTATGTTGTTTCTCCTGATGTTGAAGCCGAATTAAAAACAACTCCAGTTGACGCAGGTAGTGGTAGAATGGTGTTAGAAAACGGTCAAATGAACGGCTTCCCTGTATTGGTGTCAAATGCTGTTGAAGGCTACATTGGTTTTGGTGTATTCTCAAATTTCTTAATCCAAAAAGTTGGTGCGCCTGATATGGTGGTAGACAATTTATCACGTTCAAAAGAAAATATCACTGAAATCAACTTTAACGACAATATCGCATTGCAAACCATTAGAAAAGAAGCATTTGCGGTAATGAAAATTGCATAATTATATAATTTCATAGATGATTGAGACATTAAATTAATTGATGTCTCTTTCATTTATTTATTCAATTTTGATTTTAAATAAAAATAAAAACTAGCGATAATTAAAAATGAGATACGTAACAGTAGAAGATATTAAAAAACATCTGTATATAGACTTTGAAGCTGATGATTATATTATCGCTGATTCAATTGATGCAGCACAAGAGATTATTGAGAAATACTTGAATGTGAAGTTATGTGATTTAGTGATTGATGAAAGGCTTCCGTACCCGATATTACAAGCAATAAAAATAATGGTGGGTAACTTATATAACAACCGTGAAGGGGTCTCTTTTAATGCAGTTCCATATAAAGTTCCTTTTAGTTTTGAGTATCTGCTTCAACCATACAAATCTTATAAAAGAGAAAGTGAGGTAGCCCAATGAGAGCAGCACTATTACGAGAGTTTATCACTATATATAGGTATGAGAATATTCAATCAGAGACAGGACAGATAACCAAAGAGAAAAAGGAGATAGCCCTATTGAGAGCATACCGATTAAAATCGACAGGTTCAAATAAAGAGGTAGCGAAAGAATTATTTGATTCTCAATCGATTGTATTTCAAATAAGATACTTTTCTGATATAAGGGATTCCGATATACTTGTATATAAAGACACTGAATATAAGATAGTATCTATTGATGAGAATATTTGGGACAGGACACTCAAAATAACAGTTCAAAAAATCAATAAGTAATGACTAATAAGGACTTAGATGTTCAAATAGAACTGATTAATTTAGAGACTGTTAAGGATGCGATTCAAGAGCTAGGTGATTCAATTACTCAACACAAAGTCGTTGATGCAGCTTTGAAAAAGGGTGCTAGATACTTAATGAATAAGGGACGCTTGAAGTTACGTCAACGGATGAAGAACCGCAAGGGTGTGTCGGGTAACTTGTTGAAGTCATTCTCATATAGGATTAAGAAACGCAAGTTCGGTGCATTAATCGGTTTTAAAGAGAAAGGACGACACGCACATCTTGTCAGTCAAGGAACTAGAAAACGTTATACCCGAAAAGGTCAGTATAGAGGATTCGTAGTTGGAAACGCCTTTTGGGAAGATACACGGAAAAAGGAAACTCCTAGAGCTATGTTGATTATTCTCAATCAGATAAAAGCATCAATAACAAACATAAAAAATAGACGAAATGGATAATGTAACTTTTTATCCTTCCAAATTACAGACAAAATTTAGTGTATGTACATTGATAAGGGAAAGGCTATTGGCAGACGAAAAGATAAAGGAATTGGTAGGAACACAGATTTACCCAATAATCGCTCCTGAAGGAACAACAAATAACTATATAGTCTACGTAAGAGACGAATATAGTATCGATAGAACGAAGGTAGGAATTGCTTTTCATAACTGTATTGTTTTTATCAGTTGTGTTTCTTCTTCTTATGATGAATCACAAAAAATCGCTGATGCAGTCTTTCAAACCTTGGATGGCAAGTACAAAATAAATTCTGAACAACACAATATAAATGCTATCGAACTAGTTGATAGTACAGAAGATTACGATGGAGATGTTTATATACAAACTCTCTCATTTTCAATAAAATAAAAAAACAAAAAATAAAAATATGGCAAATTATACATCAGATAATTTAATTTTAGGTGATGAGTTATTCCTTTATGTGAAGGCAGGAACGGGTGACACTTATTCTCCTATTGCTTACTCAACATCTTGCTCTTTGAACTTGTCTCAAGATGCAATCGACACTTCAAACAAAATGGCGGGAGTGTGGGCTTCTGCTCTTCCAGGTAAGTTGCAATGGACTGTAAGTACCGAATCTTTAATGAGTTACGATGAAACAGGCTACGGCTTCTTCGTTGATATGATGACACAAAGAAAGCCTTTTTTAATAAAGTTCGGACAAACAACTGACATTTCAGCAGGTGACTTCACAATGGACGAAACTAAGACTTATTATACAGGTCAAGCATATTGTACATCTTGTAATTTGAGTGCAGATAACGGTTCGGTTTGTACGATGTCAATCGAGTTAACGGGCGATGGTGCATTGACTAAAACAGACGCAAAAGCATAAAAACAGTAATTATTTGAAGGTGGCTAATTAATTTTAGTCACCTTTTTTATATATAATAATGTACGTGCGCGCGTGCGTACCTTTATATATATAGTTGTGCGAACAGTGCGAACTTTATTTTTAGGTACGCATAGTTCGCACTTTTTTTATTATTCATTTTAATCATTAAAAACATATCTAATAAAAATAGATATGAAGAAATTAAATTTCAATTTAAAATTAAATATCAAATCAATTATATATTATGAAAGGTTGACTGGAAAACCGTTCTCAACGTTCACAGGTTCAGAAGAAGATGTCATTCCTCTGCTTTATTGTATGTTGGTAGCGAATAATGACTTCAAGCGCACCTACGAAGAAACGATACAATACTTATTTACTGATGAAAAATTTGTAGAGGAAATTAATTCAAGGCTTCAAAAGATTTTTCTCTTTGAGAGTCAGTTCTTCAATAAAGAAGAGGTAGATGAAAAATTACCTTCTCAAAATAATACCCAAAATAAAGAGGAATCAAATAAAGTCTATATCTATCAGTTAGTACCAATCTTGGTGATGGACTGTAACTTGGATATTGATTATGTTCTCAATGAGATGCACTACTCCGAAATAGATAGTTATATCAAATACAGAGACGATAAAAACAAAAACAGACTAGAAGAAAAAAGACTGTTTACCTATTTAACCATAATGCCACACATCAACGCTAAAAAACTAACAGTTAATGAATTACTACCATTCTCTTGGGAAAAAGAAGAAAAGGAAAAAGAAGGATTAAAAGTGATTGATAATCATAAAGATAAGTTACATCAATTTATGAATAGCGGTCAAATCGAATGGAAACAACCTACTGAATAAAAATACAAACACAAACATAAATGAGCAAAAAACTAGATTTCTCTATCGCTGTCAAACTGGCGGCAGAGAATTTTAATAAAGGAATAAAAGGAATACAATCACAACTTGGTAAGTTTAAGAAGCTAGCTATCAATGCTTTTGCTGGCTTTTCAGCCTTATCTTTTGGTCGTGATATGATTCGTGCGGGTGCTGATTTTCAAGACGCTATGGCACGTGTTCAGGCTATCAGTAAGGCTTCCACCAACGATTTGAAGTCATTACGAGAAGAAGCAATGAGATTGGGACGTGATACGAAGTACACGGCAACTGAAGCTGCAAGTGCACTGGAACAGTTAATCCGTAACGGTCTGAAGCCACTTGCAGCAAAAGAAGCGTTAGGCGGTGTGTTACAGTTAGCTCAATCCCAAGCAATTAGTTTGGCGGAAGCAGCCGACATTGCTACCACATCAATGAACGCTTTTGGCTTGTCTACTAAGGACTTAACTAGAATTAATGATGTACTAGCAGCAACCGCAAGTAATACAGCTACTAACGTGTTGGAATTATTTGAAGCGTTCAAGATTGCCGCTCCGATTGCAAAATCAGCAGGCGTTAGTCTTGAAGAAACAGCTACCGTATTAGGTGCTCTAGCAAATCAGGGCTTCCGTGGTTCTGAAGCGGGAACAGGTCTCAAACAGGTGATTCTTGCGATTGCGGACAAAACGCCTGACGCCATTAAGGTAGCGTCTAAATACGGAATCCAGTTGGATGAAGTATCATTACGTTCTGAAGGTTTGATAAAGACATTGGAGAGAATGAAGGCTGCTGCTATGGGTTTTAGTATTCAGGATTTAAGTCAGTTCGCAAACAAGTTGGGGTCGCCAAAGATGGCAGCAGTGCTAAATACCGATATGTCAGAGCTTTATCAAGCCGTAGCCAACAGTCAAGGTGAAGCTGCACGAATGTTTGACGAGGGTTTGGGTGAATTTGAAAAGGCTCAAAAGACGTTGAAGTCTGTTTATGAAAACACTCAAATTAAGGTATTTGATTCATTTAAGAATTTTTTTACTGAACCATTAAATATACTAGCTGAATTTATTCGTAGGATTCAAGATGTTCCTACCGTGATGGTGGCTTCAATCGGGCTTGCTCTATCTAAAATTGGTGGATTATTTCAAAAAACACAAACTAAATTGAAGAGCTTTGCGGAAGCAGAATACAGTAAAGAATTAAACAAAAGAAGTGACGCTTATCAAAATGCTGCCATAGCTCAAAGTATCACTAATATAAATCAAGGTGTCAACAAAGATACAGCAAACTATTATAAGTTGTTACATCAAGAACTGGGACAAGTAGCCGATAAATTCGATTTAAGTACAAAAAATGGAAAGGTTTATCAGAAATTGATGAATGACCTAACCTATATCACAAACGCTAGCACCACAAATACACAGAAGTATAAGAGAGCTATCGCCAATGTCGCTGATACTTTATCTACCTTCAATCGTCAAAGTCAGAATGTTAATGTCAATGTACTACGTACCGCATACACGGACTTCGAGAGAGACAAAAGTAAGATTATTGCTAGTGCTAGCAATTTCCAAAGTACAATGACAACGGTATTTTCCAAGATTGGAAATGCTGCTAAAACGGTCGGACGTTCGATTTATAGCTTTTTTGGTGGTTGGGTTGGTATCGCTTTGACATTGGTAAGTGTCATCGGAACTTCTTTGGTTAGTGCTTGGAGAAAGAGCACTGAAGCGGTAAGGAACGCCAATAAGTTGATGAATGAAGCCACCACAAACAATAATAAGTTAGAGACTTCATTTCTTCAATTAGTATCAATATTGAGAGAGCACGAATCAAGTAGTTATGCTTGGCAAGCTGCTATGAGTAAGCTAAAAAGAGAATACCCTGAACTATTGGAAAAATTACATCTTGAAAAAATATCAGTTAATCAGAGTGCCGAAGAATATGATAAGTTAGCAAATCGAATCAAAGACGTAATCAAATGGCAAAAGCAATATAATCTGTACAAAGCTAAAAATGATGCCATCGAGGGATTAAATAAGAGCTTCTTTGAAAATAATTCTGTTTTCAATGAATTAATGAATAATATTCAAAAGAGATTTGAATCTAACGGATTAATAAAAGAAGTAGCAAAAATAAGAACTGACGATTTAAAGAATAGCGTAAATAATATTTTATTATCTGATAAAAACGATACAATTAAGAAACAAGAATTAATTAAATTAATTCAAGATGCTTTCAAAAATGATAAAAATTCAGCTTCTTTAAATTCAACAGCAGAAAGATTTGCCAACTTGACAATAGCACATTATAATGCTAAAGCAGGATTGAAAATCAAAGAGTTAAATAGAAACTTTCCTGAAGGTGAACCTATAAAAGATAAGTTGACATCTGACATTGATAAATACTTATCAGATAAGGAAGGCGAACTGAATTTGGCTATCGCCAACGTAAGAAAAGAAGGTGCTGCAAAGGGATGGGGTGATGAACAAATTAAACAGAAAATCAACACTTTAGCAAAAGATTTGATTGATGAAATATATAAGGAATTGGACGGTCAAACCTATATTGATAAAAAGGGGGATAAGCGTTCCTCATTGGAATATGCTCAAACTACTAGTCCATATCAATTCATTAAAAATCAATCTATTGCCAATATCGCCAAACCTGATAAAAAAGCTGAACAACGTGAAAATTCAATCGCTGACGCTGAAAAGAGATACGCTATCAATCTTGATTATTACACAAAAGAATTAAAATTAAATTTGATTGATGAAAAGAAATTTCACGAGAAAAAATTATCTGCTCTTCAATCACTTATTTCTAGTTATGAGTTCAACGGAGACGCAAGTAAATTGGAGACTCAAAAATATAAGGATTTGATTAAAGAAAGAGAAAATTTAATCAAGACGCTAAAGAAAGAGAATGACGATGCAGAACGAGCTAAAGAACTTAATCGTTATAATCGTGAAGCTAGTTCTCGTGCCGCCTACCTGAAGAAGAACTATGATAATGTGGTGAATGGTGCAGGTCGTGAGCGCATTAATAAGTGGGATTTCCTTTCATTTGATAAAAAAGAAGATAGAGAAAATGAGGTTTTAACAGGTTACTTAAAAGCTCAATTGGATAAACTCAAACAACTACGTTCCAACATTTCTGCTGAAGACATTGCTAAAGCAAAAGAGTTACAGACGGAAGGTTCTAATGAACTATTAAGGCAAGTTGAACAGCTTGATAATGCTATTGAGAAGTTAGGTGAACACGTTACCAACTTGGAAGACAAGTTTCAATTTAAACAAGCCCAACAACGTATTAAAGATTTGAAAAAGCAGATGGATAGAGGTATCTATGAGGGCTTAAAAGTTACACTTGCTGAAACTCCCAAAACATTTAAAGCTCTTATTGATTCTTTTGAAGATTGGGATGAAATGACAACTTTTGAAAGATTCCAAACCTTTGTAGATAGCTTGTTTGGTGGAATCGATGCGATATTGGAAATGTATAGTGCCTGGAAACAACTTACTGACGTTATCAATAACTATAAGACTGCTACACAGACACTTAGTATGATTGAAAACGGTGCGACAGCACAAAGAATCGCCAACACACAGGCTGAAGCTAATGCGGTTATGACTGCTGAATTGAGTAAAACAACTGCTAAAGCTCAAAGTACAACTCAAAGTATTGCATTAGATTCTGCGGCTGCTGCTAGCACTAAAGCGACAGCAACATCAAACGTTGCTGCTAATACTAGTGAAGCTGCTTCTTCTGCTGCGAAAGGTGCTGCAAAATTGCCTTTTCCGATGAATATCATCGCCATTGCGGGTGCGATAGCAGGTGTCTTAGCTTTATTCAAAGCGATTCCGAAATTCGCCAATGGTGGTGTAATCGGTGGCTCAAAATTTAGTGGTGATGCTAATCTGGCTAGGGTCAATAGTGGTGAAGCTATTTTAAATGGTAGTCAACAGGCACGCTTGTTTAAAGTATTGAATGGTAATTCACCTGTTAACCAAATGAACGGTCAAGTTGAGTTTAAAATCAGTGATAAGGCTTTGGTGGGAATCCTTAAACAACATAATAACAGAATAAACAGATTAATCTAATGTACAAATTATTATATACTTCGATGTTCAAAGACATCGATAATAATTCAATCGAAATAGAAATATATAAGAATTTTGAGGATGCGGCAACAACAGTCGCACCCTCCGAATTACAATGTTCTGCTGACGCTGTTAGTATCAACTATGAGAGTGATGATGATGTATTTAAGCCCTTAAAATGTTCTGATTGTCAAATCAATATAGTTACAAAAACAATATTAACAGAGTTATATACCGCATTGAAAAATGAAATTTATTGCTTGATTAAAAAGAATGGTAAGACAATATGGTGTGGTTTCTCTGTTCCTTGCCTGTATCAATCTGACTATGACAATGAATATAATCAGTTATCTCTTCAATTTAATGATATTCTATCTTCCTTAGAAAACTACAAATATACTTATGTAAATGATAGTCAATCAATAGTTAGTTTCTATTCAATTTTAAAACACATAATAAATAAAATTGATTCAAACAATTTAATTAAAAATATTTATGTACATAATTCAAAAAGAATAAATGGTACAACAGAACTACTGAATAACCTATTTATTTTAGATAGAAATTTCTTTGATGAAAGTGAAGAAGCTGAAAACTGTAAGGACATTATAGAGTATATATCGAGGTTTCTAGGGACAACCTGTTATTATTTTGAGGATTCGATTTATTTCACTGATTTTAATTCGATTAAATCTATCAAAGAATACACCAAATATAATTTGATTGATGATACCAATTCCCTAGTAAGTATTGATAATAATGTAATTGATGTAAATAGTAATGTGTATTACGCTAACGCTGCAATATCAATTAACGAACAATATAATAAGGTAGTAGTAATAGCTAATACAAATTCAAATAATACGATTATCCCTGATTGGGATGATGATTTAATTAATCAGAACGCTGACCCCAATAAATTCTATGAAACACATAGAAGCATTGATAATAAAGACTATACGATGCTTAATGCCTTCTTCAAAAGTAGGTCAAATTGGAACTGGCAGAAGCCCAATATATTGGGTGTCGTACTAGAAGAAATTACAGTTCAAAATGCAGATTCAAATGGCTCGTACTGGCAAAAAGTTGCTTCTTACGAGACTGAAAATGAGCCTTCAAGCCTTAGTTGGAAAACTTACTTTACAATGGCTGATTATGGTCTAATGGGATTAAAAACAACGAGTGGCGTTCAACTTTCATTGAAGAACCGACCACCGATTGCAGTAAAAGGTGGGACGTTCATCATTGACATAAAGTACAAATTATCAGGCGATTGGAATGCTTCAAATCACGTTAAAACTAGTGATGAACAATATTATAATGGTAAGTACAGCACAGGCTTCTATGATACTATGTTTCAATGCCGACTTGCTATCGCTGATAAAATGTACTTCGATGGCGAACAGTGGGTAAGTTACACTGAATATCAAAATAAGGTGGATAGAGGTTACTATCAAGTGTGTCAAGGTCCTAACACGTGGCAAGGAGCACGTTGGTATCGCTATCTTGATGAATACAGCTACTGGCGGTTCTGTAATGAAGCTGAATACAATGCAAGTACACGTGAAAAATACACTGGTGGTTTTGCTGATGTAAATGCAGTATATATGTTTATGCGTAATGGTGAGAGGATTTTCGTTGAAAAGTGGTACTATGATGAATGTAAGTTGCAGGACTGCTTTTATTTAGTTCATAAAAATAAGGTTGATGATAAAGTATTTGACACAGAATATAGTTTAACAAATACTGTATCTTGGAGAATGAACCTTGCTGACAGCGAAGATGGGGTGGCGATACATTTGCCTGAAGACAATATTACTCTAGGCGAATTGGTATTTGAATTATATCCTGCAAACCAATTGGGAACTGTACCGATGCGTAGAACCGACCAAGAACCAGTTCGATGCAACGCTTTTCATTTATCCGACATTAAATTGAAATACACCACTTCATCTTACGTTAAAGATGTATTCAATGATGAAGTATATGATGATGATATAAAATTCGAAAATGTAATCAATGAGGAAATAGTAAAAGAACTGGATGATATTGAATTTCGTGTGAATACCTTCAACGAGCATTCAGGTAGTTATTCTTATGTATTATTCAAGCAAGGAGACAGCTATAAATTCGTAGACAATATTTTTGATATATCATCTAAAGAAACAAAAAAATCAGAAGAGCATTGCATTGAAAAATACACGAATTATTATTCAAAACCGAGATTTATTTATTCAAATTCAATAAAGAATAAAAATGTAAATCTCAATTCGATTCTTAATGAAAAGAGTACTCAAAAAGATTACATAATAAATTCGATAGTGTACGATTTAATTAATAATAAAGTTGATGTTCAGCTAAATGAAATTAATTAGAAAATGGAAATAAAAACAAATTATATACCTCATAACTTTAGAAATAAGTATTTAAAGAATACAGGTGGCTACGCTTCGTCTTCTTCATCTAATGTAAGTACAGGGAATGGTCTGCCTTATACTCTTGATGAAAACGGAAACTATGTTGTTGAGAAACAGGTACTTTTTAAAAAATCGATAATAAGTAAAGAAGAGGTGGTGGCGTATGGAGAGGATAATGTTGATTATGTAGGTACTTACGCACCATTAAGCCATCCACACGGTATTGATGATATTACAGGGCTTCAAGAAATCCTAGACAATATTGAAGGTGGCACTGGTGGAGCAAGCATTGAAGTGATAGATAATCTTGATTCTGTTTCTTCAACTGCTGCATTATCAGCAAGACAGGGAAAGATTTTATCAGACTTAATAAGTGATAAAAGTAGTGTATCAAGTTGGAACGACATAAAAGATAAGCCTACCACATTTCCACCTTCAACACATAACCATACTGTAACGGAAATTACAGGATTACAAAGTCAATTGGATGGTAAGGCTAGTTCTTCTCACAGTCACGTTATTTCAGGTATCACGGGACTATCAACTGAATTGGGTAATAAGGCTAATGTGAATCATTCTCATTCTATATCGGGTATCACTAACTTACAAAATCAATTAGATTCAAAAGCTGCTAGTTCTCATACTCATTCAATTTCTGCGATAACAAATTTGACTGGTGAATTAAATAAAAAATCAAATACGGGACACACACATACTGTAAGTGACATTACCAATTTAAAAGAAGGATTGCCTTATACTGTTGATAGTGCAGGAAATTATGTGATTGATAAAAAGGTGATATTCAATGAAACAATTGTCAGTAAAGGCGAAGTGGTAGCTTACGGAGAGGACGATAAGAAGTATGTTGCCACTTATGCACCATTTACTCATTCACATACGGTTGATGATGTAACAGGGCTTCAAGAAATATTAGATAATATTGAAGGTGGTAGTGGTGGAACAATCGAGGTGATAGATAATCTTGATTCTGTTTCTTCGACTGCTGCATTATCAGCTAAACAGGGAAAAATTTTATCAGACTTAATAAGTGATAAGACAGTAACTTGGGACACATTACAGAATAAACCTGCCACATTTACACCTTCAGCGCATAGTCACGCTATTTCGGGTATTACAGGACTTCAGACACAACTAGATAGTAAAGCCGCTAGTAGTCATACACATACGATAGCTAATATATCGAATCTACAAAGTCAATTGGATAGTAAAGCTAGTGCAAGCCATACGCACGCAATATCAGCAGTAACTAATTTACAAGCTGAATTAAATAAGAAATCTGATACGGCACATACTCACGATAATAGGTACTATACTGAAACAGAGGTTAATAACTTACTTGCTGCTAAGGCTAGTAGTAGTCATACACATACGATAGCTAATGTAACAGGGCTTCAAGGACAGTTGGATGGTAAGTCAAATAACGGTCACACTCACGATGATAGGTACTACACAGAGACAGAGATAAATAGCTTGTTGAGTGGTAAAACCAACAACGGTCACACTCATACAATAGCTAATGTGACAGGACTTCAGGGACAGTTAGATTCAAAGGCAAGTAGTAGTCATACTCATACGATAGCGAATGTAACTAATTTACAAACTGAATTAAATAAGAAATCTGACACAGCACATACTCACGATAGTCGATATTACACAGAGACAGAGGTAAATAACTTACTTGCTACTAAGGCTAGCAGTAGCCATACTCACACAATAGCGAATATCACTAATTTACAGATTGAATTGAATAACAAATCAAATATAAATCATACTCACGCTATATCAGGTGTAACAGGCTTGCAGACACAACTAGACAGCAAAGTTAATACATCTTCTTTGTCTACTTTGAGTGTTAAAAATTCAGATACGGTTGATAATTTACACGCTGCTAGTTTTATGAGGTCTGATACAGATACAACGTGTTCAGGTACGATTACTTGTGCTAATTTAGTATCGACAGGTGAGGTGACAGCTTATTCAGATAGAAGGCTAAAAACAGATATTCAAGCATTGAATAACAGGGGATTATTGAATCCTGTTGTTTACACTAAAGATAATAAAAAGCAGATTGGATTCATAGCACAAGAGGTACAAGAAGTTTATCCTGAATTGATAACGGAAGATGTCAATGGCTATCTATCATTGAACTATCAACAACTAACAGCCGTATTGTCATCACAAATAAATGATTTATATTCAATTATAAATGAATTAAAATTAGAAATAAGTAAGTTAAAAAAATAATTAAAAATGAGTTTACCATACAAGAATTTGACTTTTGAAATTGTAGCGAAAGAACTAGGTGAGAAATCATTGAAACTAAGTGATTTATGTACGAGTAAGAATATAAATCTGTTCGCTTGGAGAAAGCCTTTCGCTTATGCTGCAAACAAAGTCGAAATGGATGATTATCAGGCGTGGCGAGGTAGGGCTTATGGCTTTCAATTGGCTCCTCAAATCAATAGACCTGAAAGTGGTGCGGAGTTAGCAGAAATGTCTTATAATCCGCCTAGTGGTGGTACGAGTGAGCCTTTCAGGTTAGGTGATTTTCGTGGCTACGACCACCACGCCAAAAGCCCAATTACATTAAGCATTACGACCGAATATGATGATGTAAGCCCGACCGTCTGCAAATTAACTTTCAATCAATTAGACGGACAACTAACACTATCAGAAATCTTTAATACACAGTCACTTTACCTTACTTTTATATATGTAAATGCAAACCGAATAAGGGTTATATCAGCAGATAAACCTATTAAAGATTTAGATAGGGTAGAACAGACCTTAGAGATACCATCTTCAAGTGGCGATACAGGTATTCAAACTGACTTATACGTTTGTATGACATTAAAACAGTTTACCGATTATAGAGATTTGAATGAATGGAGTAGTTTAGGTGGTTGTTTCCCACTCAATTTCCCTAACTATCATAATTATCATTCGTCATTCGTTGTGCAAGCTCCTAAGTACGAAGCTATTAAGTTTACAAGTTCGACAATGAGGTATGTACATCATAATAACAACGGGGCAATTTGGTTGAATAATCCTGTTATCACATACGCCAAAGAAAATGTAAATCAAGCTTCTGTAACGTTCAATGCTGATGAGTATTATTTGGAATATGAGCTATCAGGACATCAATTTATTGGCCTTGATAATAAGCGACAAAATCAATTGATTGTCAATGATTTGGAAGGCACATATACCACAACATCTTACGAAGAAACAATTGAATTTGATAAGAAGATTTATATCAAATTTGATGAGTACGCTTATGATAAAAACACTAACTTATTGAAAGATAAAGTAAGTTGTAGAATTTATAGAAAGAAAGATTATAAGCTGATGGCGTATTATGAAATAGATTTTAATAACCTTGAAAAATCACGATTATAATGAAACTAACGATAAAAGAAATTGTAACATTATCAACTGCTGTATTTGCTATTGTGGCAGGATTCGGATTGACGATAGCAGGATTCGTTGTACCGCCTTTGGGAGCTATTAGTGATTCTGTTTTGTGGGTTCTTGGACAGAGTTTAGTGTATGCGGGTAGCATATTCGGAATCTCAACACATTATTCATCTGAAGTAAAGAAGTTCAAAGATGAAATAAAAAACGAAATAAATAACAAATAAAAATAAAGAAGCGTGCTATTTTTTATAGTGCGCTTTTCTTTTTATATCAATTACAAATATTGAATTTAAATTAAAAATAGTATTTGATTTACTTGCTTTTTTGAAATTAATTTCTGTAATTTGCGATTGTATTTAAAATAAAACGTTATGCCTAGAAGTAGAGTTATTAAAGACGAAAATGAATATCGTGCAAACGAGATATTTGGGTATCTCGAAAAGTTGGAATATGGTTTTGCTTTAGTAAAAGGAGAGCTTCATTTCAAGCTTTATGATGATATTCTTCCATTGTTAGAAAAAAAGATGTCAACGGTGAAGAATAGTGATGTAAAAGAGCTGTTTGAAGACTTTAAGAATCATTTTGAACGCTATAGAGGGGCTAAAGAGGGCACAGTGGTAGATATTCCTAAAGAGTTTCAAACTCCAATTTCAAAAACAATTTTTTATTTGAAAAATAGGGATTTTAATTCAGCATTAAAGCAATCTGAACGATTCTCAACAGGTGACTTTGAAGATATTATTGTTCCGCAAGTAGAAGCACTTTTGAAGGAAAGCGGCAATGAATTATCGGCTCGTCTGTTTGATGTGATTAAGTGGCAAATTTTAGAAAACAATAATCAATAATTATGGCAACAGCAGGTAGAAAAGCACTATCCGAACAGGATAAGCTAACAGAAATTACTAAGCACGAAGAGAGCTATTTAGCTTCAATTTCAGATACAAAAAAGTCAAAATGGGCTTCATTATCAGTTGAAGACAAATACAAAAGAATCGTATTCTATAAGCGAAAACTGAAAGAAAAACGTACCCTTGTTCCTCTTTTTGAGGATATTAAAGCAGGACTAAAAAACTACGTAGAAACAGTTGCTCTTCAATCATATAAGGTTGAATTACAAGAAATTATTAAATTGATTGATAAGAAGATTGAAAACAATAAAGAAGCTGATAAAAAACTAGCTGAAATTGAGAAAAAGAAAAAAGAATTGGAAGAACAAGAAAAAGAAATAAAATCAAAACAAAAATAAATAATTTAGGGTATCAATGATTGATACCCTTTTTTGATTAGTTATCCCACTCAATTTACCCCTTGCACAACTTAATAGACCCTTTCAATTAAAATGTTGAATTGCATAACTTTCAAATACTTTGCAAAAATAGACTGTTTATCAATATATTACAAACTCGTATAATAATTTTTTTTAGTTTTTATAAAGTATTAAAAAAAATGGCAGTAACTTGAATTACTGCCACTTAAGTATAACCTTTTCACAAAGACTAGGGACTTGTCATTAGATTTATTTTACATCAAATTCAGTACAAATAGTAATGAATCAGTTCTCCTTTCACAAAGAGATAATAGCTTATTTTGATTTTAAGTTAATGCGTGACAAAGATAAGTTATTTTGATAGTTCAGCAATTTTTTATTTGGATTTATTTAATAAAAAAGTTGTTTTTTAAATAAAAAAAATGTACATTTGGGTAAACTTTTGAAAAGTATCTGATATTTATATATAAAAGGAAAACAATCTACTACGAGATTGTATCATTCTAGTAACAATTTAGGCGATGTACGGCTAGAATAGACATCGGGTAATGAGATTCTAAATAAGAATTGAGTTGATAAGTTGAAAGCCAAACCCCGATATTTCCGAAAAATTGTTTAATGAATAAAAGTCAGTTATTCAGTTGTAGTTTGAGGAAACTGAATATTTATATGCCCTAAGCAAGCATATATCTGGTAATGGAAGACTCACTGACAAGAATAGTTAAACTAAGGCAGCAATAGGAATCAAAAACGATTTCTATTTTTAAAAAACTTATTTCCCACGGAAGGGATAACTGCGACTTGACCGTAGGAAACAAGATTTAGAAATTTTATTTAAAAGATAAAATAAAAAATAGAAAAACAATATTTGAAATAACATTTAAAGTATTATTTGAATTTATATTTAAAATAAAAATAAAATGATATTTAAAATAAAAAGTAACATTTGAATAATATTTCAAAACTCCATTTCATTACGTTTCTCAATATTTCTTTTAAACAAAATTTCAAAATAGCTAAAAGCTTCATATTTGAACAGATATGGAGTTATATAAAGCAGTAAATTATATCCAATTGTAAGCAATTTGATAAGGGGATTCAGCTACGCTATTGTTTAAAATGTTACTTCAAGCGGAGTGGCTAACGCTGTTCTTTCTTTTTCAATTTTTCAATTGAGATAATGAATAAAATAAGAATTTGCTAACGCTATTATTCCAATCGGAGTGGCTAACGCTGTTCTTTCTTTTTTAATTTTTCAATTGAAGTAATTAATAAAATGGTACTGCTGACGCTAATACTACAAATGGAGTGGCTGACGCTATGTTTTTCTTTCAATTTTATTCTTTTTGAAATAAAAAATATCTTCCAATTGGAGTAAATTGATAATAAGAGCAAGCTACGCTAGTGATAAAATATGGTACTGCTAACGCTATTACTTCAATCGGAGTGGCTGACGCTATTTCTTTTTTTAATTTTTTTCAATTGAAGTAATTAATAAAAATGAGAAAAGCTAACGCTATGATTTCAAGTGGTACTGCTAACGCTATGATTCTTTTTTATTTTTTGATTGAAATAAAAAATATCTTTCAATTTGAATAAATTGATAATAAGAGCAAGCTACGCTAATAAAATTATCTTCCAACTGGAAGTTATTATAAAAATGGTACTGTTGCAAATAATATTAAATGTAGTCCAACGATTAGACTGACGTTGTTTTGCCCAGCCCATTTGAGCTTTTTTATTAGCTGACGCTGTTATCCAATCGGAAGACTAACGTGGTGTTGCCCAGCCCATTTGAGTATTAGCTTATAAATCGGGTACAGTAATTTAATAAGAGGTATATTGAAAAATACCTCAATTGTAAAACTAATGAAAATGATTAACTATGACAAACTTGAAAAAATAAGTGAGCCTTGCGAGAACTGGAAATATTTAATAGCTGAAGACAGAAAGAAGAATGAGGACTTTGTAGTCTCCAACTTCGGTAGAATTTATTCAACGAAATATAACAGGCTAGTGAAGTTATATCATAATAAGCATACAGGCTACGATTACTTCTTCATTAATGAATACAGAGATAAAGATTACGACACAATGAACGTTCATAGGGCAGTAGCTTTAACGTGGTTAGACATTCCAACAGATTTGAAGGATGATTATTATGTTGTTGACCATAAGAATGAGGTCAAAGCTGATAACAGAGTTACCAACCTTCAGTGGATTACACACCAAGAGAACGTGACAAGAGCGACAGCCCAAGAAAGAAAAGTAGAAAATTATAAAAAGACAGTTGAAATACGGAAACTTATTCAAGAAAAAGATGCTGAAATAGAACGACTTACAACAGAAAATAAAATCTTGAAGGAAAGGTTGTTAAAATACGAAGATAAGGTTGAAACAGCATTGGCACTAAATCAAATAGGTACTAAAAAGAAAAAGCTAGATTATAAACAATTTATTTAATTATGAAGGGAAAAGTAAGAGGAACTTATAGTGACAGTTTTTACTATGATGTGGTAGAAGGGATTTATAGTATTAATAAAAAGAATGAAGAGAGAGTGTATAAATACAATCATAGACTGAAAAAGAAAAGAAAAGCTCAAAGAAAGAAACAGGCTTCCAATAATGTTTAATTTAATGAAAAATGAATATGAAAGAAAATGATTTTGAAAATTATGTGATGGTGAATCCATACTTATTTAGTTTGTTGAATCCTAATGAATTTGTTGTATTTGCGGAAATAATACGGTTATGCAATATCAACAGGAATTTTGCATCATTGAAGTACTTTAAAGAGAGATTGAATATTTCAATTGGTACAATCAGAAAATCAATTGAAAAACTAATCAAATTGAAATTAATATCGAGATACCAAGATTATAATGTTGGTTGTCATTGTTATAGTTTGAATCTTGAAGTGATTGCAGACATATACGATAAACTTAATTCATTTGATACAATTGAAGAAAGACATTCATTTTGTCAAAAATATATTGGTGAATGTGCTTAAATGGTAGCAATTTCCCAATTACTACCATTTCTAAAAATAAACACGTTGTTATCTGAATTTTAGAGAAAAGTGTTAGAATATTAATAATACATTAACAACTGAATTTGTGACAAAGATAAATCATTTTGATAATTTATGCAAATAACTTATCTTTGCGAAGTATTTAGGGATAAACGAGATTTTGAGTTTTTGAAATCTGTTTTGGGATGCAAATTAATGCATCCCTTTTTTATATATAATAATGTACCCGTACCTATTAATATAGTTTTCCACATAAAAATATTATCCATATATCCAAATATAATTAACGTTTATTAATATAAGAAATTTGTATTATATTGAAATTATCTGTATCTTTGCATTGTATTTAAGAGATACACTACTTAATCAGAATCAAAATTAAAATCAATTAAAAAAACAGACGGAAAATAATATTGACTTCAAGCAATTGAAGCCAGTTTCGTGTGTGTTGGTTTTAGTGTTGATTCTTTTTTTGTGTCTTTTTGAATGCAAGTTAAGTTAATTTGTATAATTCTGTATTTGTGATAGCTCTTAACTCATACAGAATATCAATAACGAGCTAAAAATGAAATAAAAAAAATGAATACATTAAAAGATGAATTGGATTATTTAAAGGGTATATTCAAGTACTTAACAATTGATTATGATGGTGGACGTGAAGTTAAAATCAGTGCACAGCCAGGTATTAATTTTAGGCGTACATATTATTGTGCGACAAACAAACAATTGGATTATATTATGAGTTTGGCTAAAACTAAATTGTATAAAAGTAAACTGCAAAAATATTATAGTAAGCAGTGTATTTCAAGCCTGATTGACTTGTGTAAGAGATTTAATGTAAATTTGATTTTGGAATAAAAATATTCCTCAAAATGATAACTTTTTTGAATTCAATAGATATTTATAATTAAATAGAAAAATAATTTTATTCAAAAAGTTGTTTTTCAAAAATAAAAAATATACATTTGGATTGTAAGTTAAGATATGTATTAAATACCTCTTTCAAGAGGTAATTACAATGAAGGTCGCTGGTTCGATTCTAGCTTTTGAAGCAACAAACTATGTATTATATACCTATTTTATAGGTAATTACAATCAAGAAGGTGGAGCGTTACCACCATCCGTAACAAAACTATGTATTAAATACCTCTGCGGTAATTACAATTAA